TTTTGAATTATGTTTTTGAATATGCTCATTATGCAGGTACACTAAAGTTTAATGATGAGTTTCCGAAATAATTTGTGCCATTGAAATAAAAACTAACTATATCAATCGCATTATTCCCTGTTGATAATGTTGGTGCTGTTCCAGCTGGCCACATTACTGTATTAGGCCAAGTTGCTGTTTTCCCACCAGTTGAGTATTGCTTTAGAACTAACACTAAATTACAAGGTTTGCTTGGTGCTGTAAATGTAAATGTTTCATTAGCATTTCCGAAAGTAAAGTAGAACTTATTGCCTAACTTCCAATCAATAGTTGTTGTGCCATCCCCTGTTGCAGTTTGTTGAGTGAACCCTATTGAGTGTGCTTGACAGTCAAGTTCTCCACCAAGTTGAGGAGTTGTATCTTCTACAACATTGGCAAGTTTACCTGCTAAAGCATCAAATACAGCATTACCAGAGGGTGCTATGGTTGTGTGTCCGTCGGTTATATTGTCTTCTACTTGAGAAACTATATCAGAGGTCATAGCTACTGTTCCATCTTTTTTAGGTAGAGTTGCAGTATAGTTAGTTCCACCATCATTAGCAGAAGCTATTGCAGTTACACCAGTTGATGAACCTTTAACTGCTAATTTAGTTGTATCAAAAGTTTTAAGTCCAGTTATAGACTGAATGTGATTTTTAAATACAAACTCATCATTTCCAGTCAATAAAGGTAATGTAATTGTTCTACTACCTGCTAATTCAGAAACCGCTAATTCATATTGTTGGTCACCTGATGTATCATTAATGAATAATGTTTTAGGAAGAACTGTATTACCCCTAATATATGTATATATTCCACCAACCTCCAACCTATCAACTGAACCATCATTCATTTTTACTGTGCCAGTAAATGTAGGAGAAGCTATTGGAGCAAAGCCTGTATGACCAGCAGAAGCATAGTCAAGGTTACTCAAGTTTGCGTGAGATGTAACAACCGATGTACTAAACTTTGTACTAAATACTGATTGAGTTGAAATTGGAGCATCTACATTTTGCTTAATGATATATCTACCTAATAACATTCCTAATTGAGAAATATGTGCTGGTAAATTATCAGGGGCTGATTTAGATTCAGCTTCGGCAGCAGTGTTATATTGTGCCTGTGGATAAACTAGAGCAATAGAAATTCCAGTTGCATTCATTTCTCCATATACCCAGACATTAGCATATTTATTAGCCGATAAGTTTTGTAAGGTAGTTTGAGATATATCGTTGTATTGAAGAACCGAATACTGAGTAGCATCTGATTTTTGCCAGCCACTTCCAGCCTTATACCAGTAATATTCAAATGTACCAGTAACAGCAGTATCTAATCCAGCAAAAGCTGTATCATTTAAAGCCGCCCAAACTGTACCTCCACTAACTGCCACATTACGAGTACCTGTTCCTGATAATATTAATCCTCCTACGTATTCATCACGTCTAACTAATCCGAAACTTCTAAGTGCTTGGATTACATTAGTCATTCCATCAGTTACCCACCATTGAGTATTAGCAATATATAATTCTTCGGCACCATTTATAGTATCATTTACAACTCTTAATAAAGGGAACTCTGTATCAAAATCCCAAGTTGAAGTAGTTCTTGAAACTACTTGAGGAGTGCCAGCATTATATTCTATTCCTATATATCTTGAAGAATTAGCTGGAATAGTTATATCAGCTGGTGCCGCCCAATCAAAAGGTAATAATTGAGCATTATCATCATCAGTTGCTTTAATAAATCCTGTACCTCCAGTTACTGCTACTTTAGAACTTCCTACATCACTACCTACACCACCAGTTTTTCTACCAGTTGATCCAAAAGAATTATTAAAATCATTTTGTGTTGTATAAGTTGGAGTTCCTACCAATGTAGTCATTAAAATATTAGAAGCATTGTGTTTATGTCCAGGATTTAATGAATTAGCATTTTTTAATAAATAATCAATAGAAGTATTAACTGCTGAACTATCTACTCCCAACTTCGCTTCTATCGCTTCAACTGCATCATTTATATCCGCATGTTGTGTAGCATGTGGAACAGCGGTCAATGTGCTTGATGCTGTAGGATTAGTTAATGTATCTAATGATGTTGGGAATACTATTGCCATATATTTATTCTATTTTTGCTTGTCCATTAGGATATAAGCAAACTATTACTTTTTGATTATCATTTTCATATCCGAGATAATAGCGATTGTACATATAAATCTCATCTGTGGGAGTTATTTTTTCTCCCATCTCCATCATTTGTCCAAATCTATGTCTTTTAAATAAAATCAGCTTTTTGGATGAAATATCTTTAAGCATAGATAGTTTATTTCTTTCATCAATATCTATCTTTCCATTTTTAAGTTCGAAATTACCATTAAGAAAATCTAAAGTTAATATAACTCTGCGATCTTCGTTGTCGTTTTCGCCATTAAAATTAGAAACGTATTTTATACTGACTAATTTACTCATATCAATATCTCCAAAGTGATGTTGTCCATTTAAATCATACTGTCTTAAATATGTTCCATCATTATACTTTGCCTCCCATTCGAATTCTTCAAGAGTATTAGCAAATTGTGGTAAATAATTAAGACCAACCTGAAAGATTGGATTATCTCCATCTAAATTACCAAACTTTACCCCTTCATTATTTAATTGGTTTCCTATTTTTAATAATCTACCAATTATTTCTGCTCTTTCTTTTATTAAATTGTCTATATTTTGTGATATTGTGTCCATTTTTTTAAAGTGCGTATGGCATTACGCTTAGACCTTATGATTCATCATATTGCGCGGTGAAAACTGCTAGTGAAGTATCTCCCGCTGGGGCTGAAGTAGTAGTTTGAAGTTGCAAGACAATATAATCTGTATATCCTGCGGCAACTAACTGTCCACTTAAACTTCCTCCGATTGAAACATTTGCTGTCCCTGGATCAGATGTAGGAATACTTGATGTTGCTACTGATGAAGTAGATGCTGTTGGTGTTTGATAAGAACCTGCATTATTTCCTTTCCATTTTACTGTTAATCCAGTAGCAGGAGAGAAATCGGTTGACATCCAAAATTGTACATTGTCTACAACATTAAATGTTCCTGTTAAATGTAATCTTAACCAAACTTCGTAAGAATTATTACCTGCGACAATTGGGTAAGTTGAATAATTTGCTGCCGTTGCATCGTCGGAATTTTTGACAATTTGTTACTTCTTAGGTTTTTTATTATGACATTTAATACAAAGTGTTTGACCATTATCTATTGCTAATCTTAATTCGGGATACTTAGAAAAAGATTTAATATGATGGGCATGTAATTTTCTTCCTTTTTGACCACATTCTTGACAAGTGTAATGGTCTCTTTGAAATACTGATTTTCTCCATAAAGAATATTCTATTGAATTTCTTATTTTAGTTTGAATATCTGTTTTACCTCCTTGCCAATTTGCTCCCTTGTTTCCTTTTCTAAATTTTGCATTACATGATTTACTACAAAAATGATTTATATTATTTTTTATTTGAAATGGTTTAATTTCTATATTTTTATTACACCAAGCACATTTCCATTCTATTCTTTTCCTATTAAGAACATGACCCTTTTTAAAAGCTGTCCTAGGAATTAAACCAGTTTTTTTTCCTTTATTCCAAGGAACTCTACCATTTTTATACTGGTTTATAATAGTTATTCTCATTTTTTCTTGTGGCGTCATCATATAACATAATGATACTACTATATATTAAATTGTCAATTTACCTAAGTGACTAATTCATTTCTGATTAGTTCTTACAGTTACCTGTAAGTTCGGACTATGTCTTCACCCTTAATAAGGGGCTGGCGTGTAGTCTCTACGGGGTCAATTACGACTTCCCTCGGCGTTTGCCTTGGCTTTACCCATTAGGCTCTTCACCGATACAGCCAGATAAGCGATAGAGATTACTCTCTAAAGAACCTCATTTAAGTTAAATAAATTCCCTGATTCTCCTAAATCAACTGCAGTTCCTGGTGCGGCACCATGAGTTTGGGACCATTTGAAGTCTGCGGCCATTTTTGTATTATTTTATTCTTTCTATCGACCTTTAGTATAACTTATTAACTAAGACTGTAAAATTACCTGTTGGTGAATCTGTATCAGTAATAGTTAAGGGAAGTTTCATGTAGGTAAAAGCACCTATCATTTCGGGATCTAAAACTAATATTGCTGATGTAGCAGAATTAACTGTTTTAGATGCAATTCTGGTTTTATCTTGACTGTTAGTATTGGTAACATTATCAATTAACATATTGAAAGCAGTAAAATTACTACCATCATTACTTAGATAAATTGTTAATGCTCCTGACCTATTGTTAAAAGTTCCACCACCTATAATCTGAATAGATACACTATTTGCTCCAGCAATATCTATTTTTTCAGCATCTGCTAAGGCAACAGTTGCTACTGCTTCGTCGTAAATGGTTTCTTTTACAACTATATTTTCTAATGGATATGCATGTGTTTCCATTTTATTTTTTATGTTCAGGCTTACCCTTTGTAGAACCACTAGCAAATTCTTCTAATTGCTTAACAGACATTGACATAGCCATATTTTGAGCTGATTTTCGCATATCATCCCATGCGATAGTTCCTCTCTTATATGCTAAAGCCATTCCTGCAGCAGATTGTTGAGCTTTACTTTGTGAAGGCATAAGTTTTTATTGTTTAATTATTGACCTTTCCCCAATGGGGGGAGGGATTTTATGGTATCCCTCAAACCATTTGACTAAGCATCTAATGCGGCTGTTCCGTATAGATTAGTTACGAACCACTCTGTTCCTAAGAAAATCATATCTACAGCATCACCTACAGCATTTAGAGTAACGGTTGTACCATTAGCTAAATTACTTGGAGTAATAACTGCATCTCCTGCATAAACAGTGCAGACAATAGTTTTTCTCTGACCCTCTACTCCATCTCCCATTGCATGAGTTGATGGGGCATTGTTAGCAATCTTTGTTACTCCGTGTGTTACTGAAATAGCTGTGTTAGCGTTTGAAATAGCTTGAGCTGTTTCAATAATAGTACCAGCTGTTAATATTAAGTTACCAGCGGTAATTACTTCATTACCAGCAGTAATTGTAAATACATTAGTTGCGGCATTACCAGCGATAGTTGTAGCACCATACTTCGCTACAGTGAAATCATTGGCGGCACCATCATAACATTGGATGTATAATCCAGTTGTTAATGTTGCTTCTACTGCACTAATTTTTAAAGCTGAACCAGATGTTAAACCCGCAGCATTGATATCTATGATAGTACCAGTTGTTGCTGATGCAGCATTGATGTCAACAACACCAGTTGAACCTGTGTATACTCCAGTTGTTGTAACTCTTAATGCTGAACCTGCTATTGCGGCACCAGCTACGATATCTACAACTCCACCAGAAGCAGTTGCATTAGCACCACCTCCAGTTACTGCGATAGCGAAACCATCTGTTAAACCAGTACCAGAAATTCTTAAAAGTCCAGTACAAGTTGTTGCAGAGTTTCCTACCAAACTTACTAATTCACCAGTAGTAGTTATTGTTCCACTAGAAGTAACTAAAAGTCCTGTTCCAGTAGTCAATGAGTTATTAGTGATTGTAATAACTCCAGTTGCTGTTGCAGCTGTGGAAACGATATCTAATGATGCACCAGTTGATCCTGCAGTTTTAATCTGTACACCAATTGGATTATTGGTCATTGTAGCACCACTAAAATCAAACTGTGTAAAGATAGCACCTGCGGCTGGTTCTCCGTCAGCAGTTACCTGCAAAACAGATTTTCCAGAAGCTAATGCTCCACCACCATTGATTACGACTACTGAATTATCGACAGAATCTCCATCGATATACATAGCTTGCATCAATTTTCCTGAACCTACAAACTCGATACCAATAGAACCATCTACTGGAGTTCCACTTGGGGCAATTCTAATCTGGTTAGAACCAGAAGCTGAATTACCACTTGAGTTAATCAAGATAATAGCCTTGTCATCTGCTGTTACTCCAGAAGATGTTAGAGTTACTAAGTTTTCAGATGTCTGAATACCTGTAATCTCTAAAGCTTTAGTTGAATTAACTGCGGTAGCAATTTTAGTTGCTCCATCTACTCCAACACTCATTCTTACTCCACCATCATTACAAGCGATAAAACTACCACCTGAAAATCCTGCTGAAGTAGTTACTAAGTTTAAAATAGTTCCCGAAGTAACTCCATTGGCTGTTACTAAGATAACATTACCTGTTGTTACTGAATTTGCTGTTGCTGTTAATATTGCATCAGTGTCATCGTTTGTTACAGCGATTTTACCATTTGACATTAACATATCTCCAGCAGTTACTACTAAACAATTAGCATCAGCTGAACCAGTAATAGTAACTGAAGCAGTTGCTGTTAAGGCTGGTGTAATTGTTACTGCACCAGTTGAAGTTCCTCCGATTGTTATTGTTCCTGTTCCTGTTGCATCAATAGTTAGATTTGTAGAACCTACTAAAGATGCAGTTGTTACTGATACTGCAAATGTTGCAGCACCAAGTTTTGTAACTGACCAAGTAGAACTTGTTCCTGTTACATCATTTCCACTACCTGAATTACTAAATGCCAAAATTGCACCTGAAGCAGTTGCATTTCCAGCTAAAGTTAATCCATTGATTCCTGCTTTCGTTACTTGGAAAGTAAGGGTTGTGTCGTCAATTGTTAGAGTTTTATCATTATCATAAAGCTCATCCCAAGTTGATGCACCTCCAGAACCTCCAACAGCAACAAAAGTTGTACCATTCCAATACTTCAATGATCCTGCAACGAAGGCTAAACCCCTCAAGTTAGAATCACCATCAGTAGGATTGGCTGTATAGTTGACCATTTCTAGCCAACCGATTGTTGATTTAATTTCTCCTGCCATTGTTTTTTATAATATTTAACAAATCTTTTTCAACTGTTAAAGTGTGTCGATTATATGTTGAGATATGAAGTGGGATATATCCCTCTCTAAAAAGCACTGTATCTCGCCCTACGTTTGATTTTAAGTGGACTTTGCCATCGACTTCGATGATAGTCTTACCTATCAAGAAATCTACCTCAAAACCCTTAATTTTGGCTTTGGCGATGAATTTAATCCTATGCTTCTTTAAGAGTTCAGCAATCCTCCTCTCTCCTTTCGTAGAATTACACGTTTTAAGTTTTAAAAGTTGATTTCTCATTTCCTGACATTTCTACCTTGGAGAAAAAAGATAGAATGATATTGGGTTATTAAGCATTGTCTTGCTATTCGACTTTTTGCTCAACATTTTCGGCATCCTTGCCATCATTTTTAGTATTAAGTTCCTCTCTTTTACTATTTATTTCAAGAATTAGATCACCCTTTGATATAATCTTTTCATTGAAATCAATCTTTAACTCTTTTGCTATCTTAATTAAATCTTTTTTTACCATTTTTTCTAATGGCATTTCACTTCCTCTTTCTGCTAATTCTTTTTCGTAATCTTCTTTCATTTTCTTTGTAAAAAATCCTGCTCTGACATCATCAGCACTCATTTTTTCTCCGTGAATAGCTTGTAAATCTCTTTCTGTCCAAGGTACTCCCATTGCTTTAGCTCTCCCTTCACTTACTAATTTTGCCCAGTCTATATTTGTAGACATAAATTTAAATCTTAATTTTTGCTCTGACCTTTTTAGGTGGGATTTTTCTACAAGAGAGGATAATCCCGAACCTACCAATTTTATTTTGGATTTAGACTAAGAACATACAAAAAGTAGTTTAATGATCGGGAGATTTTAATCCCCTATATTTTTTAATAAGATGTTGATTAACTGGTAATTCATACTTATGAATTTTATAATGACATTTTTTACAAACTACAATGACATTATTCTTGTCCATTATTCTTTCTGGGGCTATACATATCATTTCTAAATGATGAATATGTAATATTTTTCCTCTTTCATTACATTCTTGACAAGTATAATTTCTTTCTTTTAAAATCTCTTTTCTCCATTCTTTATATTCAAGAGATCTTCTTATTCTATTAACATCACTAATATTACCAAGTCCTTTATTCCATGGAATTAAACCTTTTTTAAATTCTGTTTTAGGAGAAAGATGTACACTTTTACCTTTATTCCAAGGAACTCTACCTTTCCACATCTTCTTAATTTTTTCAGGAACTTTTTGTCCTTTAATAAATCTAGTTTTTAATCCTCCCTTTACAAGAGCTTTAATAGAGTTCTCGTTTGTTTGTGGTTTTCCAATCATTGACTTACCAAAACATTTACGAGAACAATATTTTCTTTCTTCGTACTTTTTTCTAGATTCGTAATAAGGTTTTAAAATCTCCCGACCACATTGTTGACATTTCTTGTTCATAAATACATTATAACATGTATTTTAAGTTTAGGAAACGTCTCCTTTACTACTCCTTGTTTCCCTTACTTCCCGACACGTATGCTGGATAACCAACTCCGATAGTGTAGAAGAAATCAAGTGAGTATTCCCAGTTCTTATTTTCGTATACGACTTCTGGAGCATCCAATGAAGGTCTCTCAGCGAATAAACACTGTAGAGATTCACCAACGCCAGTAGAGTCATACATGAACCAATAAGCACTAGTGTCTGTACCATCAGAGGCTGTACCTAATCTTGCCCACATCTTTCCTTTGACTTTACCCTTTAATGGGTTTCTGTCATTGTTCGCACTACCAGGTAAGTATTCAGAATTTAAAATTCTGTCAGCTAAGTCCTCTAAATCTGGTCCATAAACTACTGTATCGTAATTTATTGATCTTGTTAGATTGTTGGGGTCTTTGTGCTTAAATCCCTGTGCACGCATATAGACAATTGCTTGTCTAGATAAAGGTGGGTTTGTGTTAGTACCATCACTGATGATGTTAGAAAATACTGCTGATGTAATTGGGTTTGAGTGATTAGCACTAAATAGTGCTAAACTATCTGGACCAACTGCTGCAACTGTATCTCCATAGACATCGGTATAAGTAGTACTCCATCCGAATAGCAATCTGTCTGCTAAACTCTGGTCTACTTTATCAAAAGCATCCTCTGTTACTGAAGTAACTATTGAGTTAATTTGATTGTGTAAATCAAACTTTCTCATAGCCTTAGTAATATCGACCTGACCTCCAAAGTACTCTTGAGTGAAGGTGATTGTGTCTCCTTCCTTAGCGTTAATCTTTGGTAAGTCCTGTCCAGGAGTTACTCTTTTGATACCTGATACTCCATGCAAAATAAGGTGGTCATAAGTTCTTCTGTCTGTGTCGAAAGTTTTAAAGATTTCAAAACCTACGTTTTGTGCGACTTTTCTATTAGCAACCTCGTTAAAGATTGATTGTAGATCGTCTGTTAGGTCTAGAAAATCTGAGACTTGAATAGGCATATGCTTATGCTATATTATGCACGAAATAACCTCTTAGTTTCTTATCAGCAGCGGCACCAACCATCTCTGTTACGTAGAATACGTCAGTAGATGAAGCACCGTTATTGATAGTATCGTGATCTGTCAAATCAACATATGTTCCTCTTTGTGTAACAGCGGTTGCGTCAGTTGTATCAACTTCGCATTCAACGCCATCTAACACTAGACAAACAATGTCTTCATGTGCAGCAGATCCTGTTACTTTGTCCTCCATAGCCATAAGTCTAACTTCAGTTGTTCCAGAGGTTGCTCTTTGTAAGTAACCTGAAGCCCAATCTAAAACATCGAACTTAGTGATTGTAGAACTAGAAACTGTACCAGATTTGATGGTAACTAATTTACCTGAATCATATCTCAATGGTTGAATCATATTTCGGCAATTTACGTTAATTATATTTTAAAGATTGTTCGGCTTTACTCTTTGGGTTTATACCAATCTTTAACTGGAGTCATTTTAGGGATAATTGTTTTCTTAACCCTGTTCTCCCCTTCTTTCTTGGCGTTTCCGCCCGAAGGAATACTTCTGTCTTTAGCAAGATTAGACTCTTTGTTTTTGTCTTTATATTTTTCAGCGATTTCAGGATGTTCCTCGAAATATTCTTTCTTGGCTCTTTGAATATCGATTAAAATATTTTTGACTGAATCACGACCATGTTTGGGGTAGTAATTTTTTATGATTTCGCCCCAGTTATCATTGATCGCCTCATCCTCGCAAGCTTGCTCAATTGCTGTCCTTTCGGTAGCTTTAAGCAAATCTTTTTGAGTAACAGGTGCGTCTAGATTCTTACTTACGACTTTCTTATCTTCAACCTTAGTTTTACTAGACTTCTCTTTTAAACCTTTAACTTTAGGTTTAAGAGCCAATAGGCCAGCCTTGTAGTTATTTCGATCGTTGATAAGCTTTTCTGCATCCTTCTTAGAAAGAACGACAGTATCATCGTCATCTCCAGGTTCTGCAATATCTTCTAGTTTTATATCGGTTGCTTCTTTCGTTGCATCCTCAATTTGCTTTTCAATATCTTCGAACTCTTTGACGTTATCTGTCCCATTTTCTGCTGAGCCAGGTGCAGAGGATGGTTCCTCATTTAAGCCCAATGTTTTCTCTTCTGCCATATTTATTAAACGCTATTTATTTAGCCTGGAAGTGTCAATCCCAGGTGGCTAATTATTACAAAAGCCCCTATAAGGGGCTAGTTCCAGCTATTACACATGATAGTCAAAAGGTTGAGCCAAAATCCTATCCAGCAATAGCCAGAAATAGCCTCTTATGAAGCTCTCAACCTTTTTATATGATTTTCAAAATACTACTTTTTACTTTTCTTCTCTTTCTTTCCTTCTCCTTCTTCGGAGATATTCTCAAAGGCTTCACACCATTCGTCATATCTATAAGCCATTTGATTTTGGAATTCTTCCTTTGTGTTTAGAATCATATCTTTTACTTGATAGATTACTTCACTATTTGAAGGTAATATATCAATAATCAATTCTTCCTCTAAATATTTCTGGAATTCCTCGGAAAATCCCTTTTCATCAGCAAGTTTATATCTCTTACCAACTCTAGGGTCTGTTGTTTCTTTTGTTTCAAGCATTGGAGGTGCATCTTTTTCTTCTGACTTTACTTTTTCTTCATAAAGCATTACCTCCTTTTCTACATCCTTACCATCTTCTTTAACTTTTTGTTTTGCAGCATACTTTTTAAGAAGATCGACTCTTGTCTGTTCTATTTCTTCTATTCTACCATCAATAAGTTTTAAAAATCTAGTCCTTGACCTTGATATTGGTCCATGCAACATCTGCATACCTAGCCAAGCTTGAAGTGTAATAATTACTGCATGATTACCTGAAAACAAAAATGAATTTTTAAGTGTTAGTTTTTTCATATTCCCAACTTTTTATTTATTAACCTTTTTATTAGCTCGACCTTTTACACGTTTCTCTGTGTCTTTAACTTTTTTGCTATATGCAAGTTCTATCTTGTGCAACATAGCTAATAACTCTAACCTCTTTCCAAGATAAGTTCTGTATGTCGACTCATCTATTCCAGAACCCATCGTTTTCAATAATGTTAAATCCCTTCTTCTAAAATATTCGTGATAACCAGCATCTTGCCATTGTCTAGCTAACCATTCATCAATCTTCTTATCATCAATACCAGATAATTTAATTTCTGGGTCTAGTAATCTGAATAATAATTGTATTAAAAATCTTTTTATCATTTTGTTTGTTGATTAACTGGTACACTTCCTTCCATTTGGCTTCCACCTCCAGTAGATGCTATTTCTTGAGGTTGGGCTTGTTCTCCACCTACTCCTGCTAATTTTGCTGCTTGATCTGCTTGCGCTGTTTCTAAGGCATTAAACTTTTCTAATTGTTTACCTGTCTTATCTCCATATGATCCTAGAAGTTCTTTAAAGTATTCTTTCTGATTAAGAG